GAGGCCGAGATCCAGGGTCCGATGGGCGTTGTCGAAGGTGACGAGCCACCCGAGAAGACTCGGCCGCTCGACTTCTCGAAGGCTGCAGACATCAAGCTCCTCGATCCCCGTGTCGGAGAAGAGATCGACGACCTGCTGTCCGAGATCAACAACTTCGATGAGGACGAGGAGGGGGAAGACTAGCCTCCGACATCCTGAAGGCAGTTGTCTTCGCACCGTATCCCAATCCGGAGGACATCTCCGAAGAAGCATGGGACGCGATCACGATGACAAGGATGTGTCAAGAGTTCCACTGTCTTCCGGGTCCAGGAGGCCTCAAAGATCAAGACGCGCGCGATGTCTGGCTTATGGGTGAGGTCCTAAAGGCAGACATCGAGCACGACAGGCGAGAGAAAGCCATACACCCAGAAGGGAGGTGACCAGTGGCACTCAGCGGACGTGAACTGACGCTCGTGCTGCGAGCTCGGGACGAAGCAACGCGAACCATTGGTCGCCTCTCTTCTGGCATGGCTAAGATGGACCGCGACGCCATTAGAATCTCGAACCAGCAGGTTCGTGAATCACATCAAAACCTCACCAGACTTCGTCGTGATGTACACGATATCGAAGAGGCCTATCAGCGTCAGACACTCGCTGCGCGAGAGGCCTACTTTGCATCCAAGAAGGATGCCACTGCTCAGCGTGCCTACCAGCGTGCAATGCTCGATGCGCAGCAGACTCGTGTTCGGATGATCTCGGACAATCGCATCTTGCGCAACCAGCAGGAAGACTACATCGACGCCCAGAAGGAGCACCTGCGACTCCTTGCTGAAGAGCGCGATCGTCAGCGCTACCTTGGTCAGCGGATGATGGCTCAGGGTACTGCCGCCATGGCAACTGGTGCTGCTATGACGTACATGGGCGTACGTGGTGTTGAGGCCTTTGCCTCCACCACTGCTGCTGCGATGGACTACGGTACGCAGGCAGCTCGTACGATGACTCAGGTCGACAAGGCTGGTGCATCTCTTCAGCAGATCAGTGACATCGGCAAGAGGGTCGCTGACACTGTTCCTGTAGCCTTCGAAGAGATTCAGCCAGCACTGTACGACATCTTCTCGTCGATCGACACCAACATGAAGGGTGCGGAGTCGATCCTCAAGCAGTTCGCTAAGGACGCCGTCGGTGGCCAGGTTGACATGGCTACTGCGACCAAGGCAAACTTGGCGATCATGAATGCCTACAATCTGACTGCGAAGGACTCTGCCGACGTTTCGGACTTCATGTTCCGTCTCGTTCAGAAGGGCGTTGGCACCTACGCAGACTTCGCTAAGACGATCGGCCGTTCAATTCCGTCGGCAGCTCGCGCTGGTCAGACCTACCAGACGCTCGGAGCGATGCTGGCGTTCATGACTCGAAACGGTGTCAGTGCTGCGATGGCTTCCTCGTCGGCAGCGAGAGCACTTGACGCCATGTCTAATCCTAAGGTCGTTGGACGCCTTGAAGACATGGGCGTTAAGGTTCGCGACATCCATGGAGAGTTCCTTCCACTTCCTGATGTCCTTGATCAGGTGCACAAGAAGTTCGAAGGCCTGACCAGACCACAGCTGTCTGCGAAGTTGCAGGCGTTGTTCCTTGGTGCTGGTGGTACGATTCAGGCTCGACGCTTCTTCGACATGTACTTCAAGAACGCTGACGAGTTCAACAAGCGCGTCAAGGAGATGGGTGACACCGCTGGTCAGGCTGAGAAGGCCTTCAACCAGATGGCTGACTCGCCACAGGCTAAGCTTCAGAAGCTCAAGAACAACTGGATGCTGCTGCGGATCGAGATCGGCGAAAACCTCATGCCGATCGCCTTCAAGCTGGTCGATTGGGCCAACAAGCTCATCGATGCGTTCTCCAGACTCAGTCCTGCGCAGAAGCAGACGATCGAACTTGTCGCTGCGTTCTCCACTGTACTTCTCACCCTGTTCGGCACCCTGACAGTCGTCGGTGGTGCCGTCTGGGCGTTCAATGGAGCCATGACTGCTCTTGGTCTCAATGCCGGCAAGGTGTCCGGTAAGATCGGTCTGGCTACGTTCGCTATCCTTGCACTCGCTGATGGCTTCCGTCGCATGAGCCAAGCGTCCTCCGACAGCCAGCGCGACTTTGCTGGTTGGGAACTCATCGCTGGCGGTGCTGCAGCTGGCTTCGCTATCGGTGGCCCTCTCGGACTTGCACTCGGTGCAACTGCAGGTGCTGTTGCTGCTATCGGTACCGAGATGGCGAACACGCGCGAAGAGGTCAAGAAGTCGATCGGTACCTGGCAGGCCTACGCTGACACGCTGAACGATGCAACGGCTGCTACGACCGATCAGACTCGTGCGATGGTGTACGACAACCTCGTCAAGGCGAACGCGTTCAAGACGATGGAGCCGCTTGGCGTCAGCTACCGTACGATCACCAACGCGATCGCTGGCAACGTCAAGGCTCAGGGTACCATGAACAAGGTGCTCACCGATGCACAGGTAGAGATCGACCGTCTGCAGGCAAAGTCCGACTACTACTATGGTCAGCCAAACATTCAGGCGTACTACCAGAACCAGATCGGTCTCATCCGCGAAGCTGTTGCTGCATACAAGCTTGAAGGCGGTGCTATCCAAACTGCGATCAGCAACCAGCAGAAGCGCATCGCTGTCCTGAAGGGCATCCCGAAGGAGGTCGTGACCCACTTCACACAGGTGGGCGGACCGAAGAACATGAAGGAGCTTATCGCTCTACAGAAGCAGTACAAGCTGACTCCTAAGCAGATCAAGACTGTCTTCAACATGTTCCACCTCAAGGACAACAAGAAGGACCTGGACACCTTCGTCAACTCGATCAAGAACACGAAGAAGAATGCCGACTCTGTTGGCAAGCAGAGGGTCAAGGTTCACTGGACTGACGATCTTCTCGCTGGCATCAAGAAGGGCGTTCAGAGCGTTCAGGGTCAGATGAAGACCCTCAAGGACAAGCTGCGCGACGGTACGAAGGGTGCGAAGCCTGACCTGTCGTCCTACAAGTCAGGTCTGCAGCAGGGTACCAACCAAGCAAAGGGGATGGCTCAGACTGGTGGTAGCCAGGTTGGAGGTGCTCTCAAGTCTGGTGTCCTCGTAGGTGTTGGTGGACTAGGTGCTGCACTCTCTGCAGCCGTTGCTGGTGCCGTTCGTGCTGCGATCGCAGCTGGTCGTGCTGCTGCAAAGGCGCACTCGCCTTCCAAGGAGATGTACGACCTTGGTGTCGACATGGTCGACGGTACTACGCTGGCCTTCAAGAAGAAGGGTCACGAGCCTGCGCACGAAGCTGGCAAGATGGTCAAGAAGATCTTTGCCCAGATCCAGAAGGACATCCTGCACGACTTCGGTACTGAAGGCTTCAATGTCTCAGCTGGTAAGTTCCTCGACATTGCACGTGAGTTCGAGGAGAAGAAGCTTGACTCTATCGCTAAGCATCTGAAGGGTGCTGCGAAGAAGGCATTCGAGAAGAACCGCAACAAGAAGATGAAGTCGTTCCTTGACGACGTCCAGCAGAACATCTCCAAGAACGTCAAGAAACTGCAGCAGCGCAACATCGAACTCAGAGCAGTTCGCAAGCAGCTCGAACAGCGTCAGGCCGAACTAGATGCCATCAAGCAGACCAAGGCGACCTTCGCGCAGGACATCAAGGACTACGGTGGCCTCGGTGGCCTCGGTCTAGAGTACGTATCTGTTGAGACGGTCACCCAGACGCTTCAGCGCCGTGTCTCCCAGATCAAGAAGTTTGGCCAGGATCTGGCTCGCCTGAAGAGGATGGGCTTCTCGTCCACCGTCATCAACCAGATCCTTGCAATGCCGATCGCTGACGGCATTGCCTACGCTGCCGCATTGGTCAAGGCAACACCTGCACAGCGCAACCAGATCAACTCTCTTGTTGGTCAGGTCTCCAACGCAGGTGGCCTCGCCGACCAGATCAGTGGGCAGATGTACAACGCGGGCGTTAAGGCAGCACAGGCTCTCGTTGACGGTCTCAAGTCCAAGGAGAAGGACCTGGAAGAGATCGCAGCGCGACTGGGTCACAAGATCGCTCAGGCCATCAAGCACGAACTGAAGATCAAGTCCCCATCTCGTGTGGCCTTGGAGATCTCTCGCAACTTCGGTGGCACGCTTGTGAAGGGCCTTGCTGCTCATGAAGGTGACCTCTCGACGGTCTCTACCCGCCTTGCTCGGGCTATGCAGCCTTCGCCAAGCAGCACCTACACTTCACGCCCTGTGGTCGGTTCAAATGGACAAGGCGCTGGGTACACAAAGGAGATCCACGTTCCGATATACGTCACTACGAACGAGCTTGACCCTCGGCGCAATAGCCAGCGCCTTGGTTGGGATCTAGCGAACAGGTTGGGCAAGTGAGTACGCGCTTCTACATGAGCACCCTAGAGGAGCCAGGTATCACGCCTGCTGTTCATGCGAACTGGGAACAGTCGCCTACACAGATCCCTCGTGGCAAGCTCAACCCTTCGCCTGAAGGCAGTTTCAATCCGGCGTCCAATACAGGCATCCTGCTCACTACGCCAACCAAGTCTGCAACTACGACTCCGTGGGACATGCTGCTGGCACAGTTGATCAGTGACCCTCTTCCTGTTGCGTCAACTCTCAATGGTACGGCAACGCTAGTCATGAGCGTGTATGAAAACGCTGCAGCCAACGACATGATGTTGCAGTGCATGATTCGTGTCGTGTCTGGTGATGGCTTGACTGTACGAGGTACTGCCTATGCTGGTCAGACCAATGCGACTGTTGTAACGACACGTGATGCTCTCAACCAGGAAGTTGTTACGGGTGCACCTTTCGAAGCTCGTGTCATGGCAGCTGTTGCACTCAGCTCTGTATCAGTTCAGGCTGGTGATCGCATCATCGTCGAAGTTGGTTTGCGTTCGCTGAATGCTGCAGCTACTGGTACTGGCTCGGGATACGCAGTTGACTCGGACGTCTACCCAATGTCTCTAGACATGATGCCGTTCGCGACAAAGCTGCCGACTCCTCCTTCTGGCATTCGTCCTTGGATCGAGTTCAGCACTGATCTCTATCCGACACTGACGGCAGAGCAGTATCGCTACAAGCACGATGGGATCATCCTCAACACGTCGCCCTCGCTTCCATTCGTCGACATCACTTCCATTGAAGGTCTGGATGCGGCCGAGCTTCGCCTGCAGAGTCACGATCGTGAAGGCATTCACGGAGGATATGCAGATGCAACGTTTGAGACGTTGCGCACTGTAGCAATCGAAGGCATCGTGTATGCCGATCCTGCTGCACTTGAAACGTACCTCGATCAGCTGAAGGCGAACTTCGAACCTTCTCGTCGACCTAAGCGGCTGTTCTTTGGCACTGATGCTGGTGCTCGCTTTGTGTGGGGCAAGTCCTTGGGCATTCGGTTTGCTAAGGACAATCAGCGTGGCCGAGGTGTCGTACCCTTCCAGGTACAGATCACTTGTGAGGATCCTCGGATCTACAGTGCCAATGCCGATCAGATTGTCAGTGTGCTTTCGACCAGTACGACTACGTTCACTACGCTAGCCGGTTCATTCGGCAATCGCGAGTCGCCTCTCGTACTGAGGATCTTGGGTCCTGCTAGTGCAGGTGCAGTCTCATTCACCTGGAACAACAAGTCCTGCTACTTCGACTTGACGTATGCGCTTGCACTCGGTTCTAACGATGCGCTCATCATTGACTTCGACAAGCGCTCCGTGCTGTTGAACTACACCTCGAACGCACGATCTGACTGTACGATTAACTCGTCGGGCGATTGGCCCTCTGTCTCGGATAGCAAGAACCGATACCTGATTCGTCATACGACCGGCTCTGCCTATAACGCGCAGCTGCTCTGGACCCCTGCGTGGAGATGACATGGCTAATCTTCGTTACTACACAGTCGATCTACTGTCGTTTGCCGAGATGGTCGAGTTGCCTCTATACGGTGTCCAGATGGACAAGGCACTGAGTGCTGCTGGCAACTTCACGGGTACGTATGTCCTTGGCTCCGGACACGGCGTTGATCAGAACCTTCTCGATGGAACAATTCCTGGTCAGCATGCTATGTACGTTGAGCGTGAAGGTGACATCATCTGGGCAGGCCCTATCTGGTCTCGTACTTGGCAGAGCAGTTCGAAGACCATTCAACTGAGTGCTCAGACGTACGAGTCGCTCTATGATCACGTTGTGCTGACTGCCGACTTCGTCAAGATTGGCGTCGAGCAGGTTGTCATCCTGGGCGACCTATTTGATGCAGTACAAGCACAAACCAACAACCACTTCTTCAACAGCAAGGCAACGATCGTCAGCACAGCCACTCCACGCGATATCGTGCTGCCTGCTTCTGAGTACCACTTTGCCAGTGAAGTACTGCAGTCACTTACAGGTCTACCAGATGGCCTTGACTATGTTGTCAATCACACAGTCAACACACAGCCGCGCATCTTCAACATCTTCAAGTCGGATACGACTGGAGATGGCTCCGCACTTGAACTGAGTTTCCCAGGCGGCCTCAGCAACTACTGGTTCACGGAGAATGCAGCTCGCGGTGCTGTCAAGTCTGCAGTGTCTGGAGCAGGTATCTCTCGTACTGCTACCATTGCAGGCGGTGTAGGGTCTCGTCCTGCCTTCTGGCTGACTGAGCAGATGCAAGGCAACGTTGACGCTGCCACTATCCAGTCACGTGCGAACAAGCTTGTGCAGATGCCCTTCCCTGCACCGACCTTCGAGATGAACGAGATGGAGGGAACCGAATGGGATAGTGAGTTCGGTTGGGATCGCATTGGTCTGAACTTCACAGTCAATGTCGGCTCCGACGATCGCTTCCCCTCAGGAAAGACCTTCCAGTCACGCCTCATGGGTTGGTCTTACACACCTGCGTCGTCTGACGGACCTGAGAGTCTGCAGTTCACATTGGAGTCGGACGCATGAGCCAACTGCCAGTACACCAGCCACCTCCGGCTGTCAGTCAGAACGAGCTCGAACGCTTGATGCGTAACTACGAGCGACGCATCGCAGGACTTGAGGCACTTGCCATTCCTGTCAGTGGAGGCATTACGCTTGGGACGCAGCTGTACTCTACTACAGGATTCGTGCAGCTAACGACGTCTCCTGCAGACGATGCGAACTTCCCCTTCAAAGGTGGTATGACACGCTCTGGTGCTACTCTTGTCGTTCCTGTTGCAGGCGTCTACCTCATTCAGGCTACAATTGCCTTTGCTACTGGTTCGGCAGGAACCACGAACCGTATCGCATGGGGTATTAGCACTTCGCCTCCGTTGTTTAGTCAAGATAACCGTGGTACTAATGCTGGTGTTACTAACACATCTACGTTCCTAGTACCATTGGCAGTAGGTGACACGGTTGGACTGTTTGGCTATACCGATACTGCAAACTCGTACGCTAACCTCTCAGGTTGGCTTAGAGCAGCACTAGTTCGATGACAATCCATACGAGGTAGGGAGGCGGTACATGAGCGACCAGCCACCTCGCCAGCCATCTACGGGTGATAAGCTGGCCCTGGTGGCGATGATTATTGCAAGCGTCATGACTGCGCTAATTGTTTTTGTCATTGTCGTGGGGGCAATACAAAGGCAGCTGAATCCAACAGCCGTAGCCACGATGCTGGGAGGGATACTCACGACCATCATGGGCCTTTTGTTTACGGCCATTATCAAGTCGAACGGAAAGAAAGGTGACGATCAATGACATGGCCAATTGCTATCTGTCTTGCCATAGGCGGTGTGCTGGTTGGCCGTCTTTGGTCTGACATTGCAAACGCATACAAGTACGCACGTGCTGACCGACGCGCTGAGCTTCGAGCAGATGCTCACGCACACCTGTTGAATGCTCTTCCGAGGTGGCTCATTGCCTTCGTGATTGTAACAGGTGTAGTTACGATTGTGATTGGTGGTGCACAAGTATGGCAAGCTCACCAGTTCACAAACTACCAGTCCTGTCAGGCGACGCACGATCAGGAGTACGACGATGCTCAGCAAGCTCGTGCCAAAGCGAATCTTTCCCTGACGAAGAAGCGCTTTGAATACGACCAGTCTGTCTTGGCTCTGTTTGACGAAAAGAACCAGGAACACGACGTTCAGATCACCCAGAAGCTGCTGAAGCAGTACATCGACGCAGCGACTGACTACTTCAAGACTGTAGAGGAGAACCCCGTCCCAGAGTCAACCGTCAACCTCTGTGGGACGCCAAAGGGATGATATCGATGATCAGCTGGGATGAGTTTGCTTGGCTTCGTATAGCCAACATCATCGCAGCGATTCTGGCAATGACAATCATGGGGATCAGTTTCGCGCTACGACGTAAGAAGACGCCACGACGCTACCGACGCCTCGCCATGTGTCTATACATCCTGTTGCTAGTGATTGCCTATGCCAGTGGGCGTGCAGCTTCTTTGGGGGCGCCTGTGGCGGAGCACATTCTGTTCATCTTTGCATCACTAGTGACTCTAGCAATGTCGATGCTCTGGCATCCAGAAGGAGATGATAGCCTACCAGGGCCTGACGATACTGCTTGGCCTGCAAGAGCACGCCGAGCCTGGATGTATTACTGGGCACGCTGGAAAGAGGGTTTAGGGATGTGAACCAGTATTACAACTTCGATTCACCAATACCGCAACTACGAGATGAGGGATCTCATGTCAACATCGCAGAACGGGTGGCCAGCGCTGTCAGTGAGCAGCAAGCTGCTCTACACGTGGAAGGTGCCAGGGACGGATACGAAACTCCGTCTCCGTAACGGATCAGCAGGCTTCCTGTTGGTCCACTTGGCATCAGTCTTCGACAAGAGGATCGAGGGCTTGGATGAGCCACTCCTGGATGACTGGGGCTATGCCTTCCGTCCGATCAGGGGCTTCTCGACAGAGCTCTCGAACCACTCCTCTGGTACCGCTATGGACCTGAACTCGACAGATCACCCTCTCGGTCGATCGGGTACGTTCAATGACCGCGAGGTCGAACTGCTTCACAAGTTCCTGTCCAGACGGTACAAGGACTGCATCCGTTGGGGTGGCGACTACCGCAATCGCAAGGACGAGATGCACTTCGAGATCAACCGTCAGCTGAGTGCTTGCGAACGAGTCGCTCGTGGACTGTTGGCAACGAAGCGAGGCAAGCTGATCATCGAGGCCAACCCCGGTCAGCGCGCCGTGATCCTGTCGTAGGGAGGTGAATCTTATGTGGACTCGAAAGTTCTGGAAGGCAGCCTTGGAGCGGATGATCCGTGCAGGCGCAGCTGGCGTACTCGCTGTCTGGGTCGTCGGTGACGGTTTCATGAACGCTTTCGACGTGGACTGGCAGAACGCACTCGGCGTCTTCCTTGGAAGCGCAGCTGTGTCGCTCCTTCTGTCACTTGCTGGAGGCACTGTCTCTGGCAACGGTCCTGCTTTCAACAACGACGAGATCGTCAAGCCTGGACCATAGGTCCAAACAGACGGCAGCCCCCCTGGTTCGGCTCCGCGTCCCTCGTATGAGGATGCCGCGCGGTCCCTCAGCAAGAACCAGGGGGGCTGTCTGTTGTGTACTAGCCGGGAATCACCTTGATCAGCACGTCAGTACCTGAACCCGGCAGGTACTTGTGCTTGGTCGAACCATTCGATGTGAAATCGATATGGGAATCAGGCGCAAGAATAAATACAACCCAAGAGCTTACTGACCAGAATGCTCCCTGATCGATTCGGAACCATTGCTGTGGAGAATTCTGCTGTGTCTTACAGTTCTGGACTGTTGCATCATCCTCGACTCTGATCTGATCTGGATTGGTAGTTGTATTACTGTCAGCGTAATACGCATTGAACTTAGCACCATCGAACTGGTAGGCACTGTTTGCGTTAGATGTTAAGTTCCAGCAGAAAGTGGTATTTAAGGGCATTACCTTGTCAACCTTTTCTGCCTGTGGGCACCAGTAATAAACCAGCGTGGCAGTGAGATTACCTTCCACGAACTTGGGGGAATCCGGAACCGAGTCCCAGTATCCCCACTTTTCAGTCCAGCTGACTGCGCGCTGTTGGACGGAGCCGGTACAACCGACGACGCCAGCGAACGATGCAGGTGCTGTCACCACCTGTACGCCGCAGACTGATGCGCACAGTGCGACCAGCCAGACGATGATCTTCTTCATCGCTTTACCTTCCTTGTTTGCTTACCATAACTGTGTCCAGTTATGTCCCACCAGACGATCGCAACTACTGTACGCTCGCCGGGAGTCTTGGTAGTGTCGTAACCGGGACGGTTGGTTCTCTCGGTCGTGACACCGACGTAAGCCTGACTCCACGAGTAGTTGCAGGCCGGGTAGTTGTAGAAGTTGTAGCCACCAGAAGTCGAGTTGGTCGCATTGACTCTGTCGACCCAGCTGAGATGCCAGAGGGCTTCGAGCTCATCCCGAGAGATGGCAGGGTTCAGACCGATGTGCGTGTACTCCTGCCAAGACACACAGCCTGGCGTTGGAGGAATGGTCCACGTGCTGTCTCCTGCAGCCTCCGCCTTCCCGATGGGAAACACGGCGAGCATTGCTGCACACACCACAGGGATGAGTTTGCGCTTCATGTCAGGTCCTTCCAAGGTTTGATGAGTTGATGCATGTGCTTCTTGTTGACGAGGTAGTAGACCAGATGACGTAGGGCATCCCGTGCATGCTTCTGGCCAGGAACCCAGAGACCCATCACCTTGAGCTTCTCGTCCGAGACAAAGCCTTTACCTTGCGAGGGTGATTGAGGTACGTAGCGAACCTGAGCTACACCATCCTTGACGAAGGAACGCTGCCTGACAAAGAGCTTCGCCACACCGATGTACTCCCGACTCATCAGGTTGGTGCCCTCGCGGTGATTGTCACTCTGCCTGAACTCGAAGGTCTCACAGACAACAGTGAACGGGTGCGTCTGCTGCGTCTCCAACAGTATGTAGAGGTCGTCGTGGTGTTCCTCCGGACCGATCTGGCCACACGTGAAGTGGTTCCAAGGCCAGCCTAGATCAGCACCCGCCATGATAGTTGTGTCCTGCCACATCGCCCAGCCAGTCGTGCCTCCAGGGTCGAGGGCGATGATGCGTTCAGTCATACCCTCAGCTCCTCAGGGATGTCGAGGCTGTCGCACAGACGGTCTACTAAAGCGTGCACGTCAGCCCTAGTGCGGCAGTTCCCTCTTACTCGGACTGATTCGGGTACGCCTTCTGTCGTTCCGCTGAAGACGCCGAGGTCCCCATCAATGGTTATACTCCACATTGGTCTTCTCTCCCTGTGGTCTGTTTGCTAATGAATTCTCGGAGAGACTCGAATTAGACAAAAGCCCCTAGCAATACGTTGCTCTGATGGACTTCACTAGTCTCTTTCGTGTCTCTTGCGTCTAACACTAGTTTCTAAAGCACTCGCTTCATCTAGAAAGCTGTGACTTTAGGCGATCTAGTTCTGCAGTCTTCTCGGCGATCTGAGCCTCCAGAACCGAGATACGCTTCCGAAGCGAGGAGGTGTTCTTCTGGATGATCCTCACCGCTTGAGGGTTGGCGTAGTCCTTCTTGTTGAAGCCCGATACGAACTGAACCATCTCGTGCTCAGGATCGATGTGCTCGCCCCCACGAGCTTCCTCAGCCGTCAGCCAGTGCGTCAGGATCCACCCATTCTGTGCAGCTGGGTGATCGCCTACCTTGGTGTAGTGGTAGCCGTTCGCTGACACACGAGTGTCGCCGACCTTAGCTGCTTGTCCTCTAGGCATCAGAACCCCCAGTTGTTTCCGATCTCGATGTCTGTGGCAAACTGGATGTAGTCGCCCACGAGCTCTTGTGCTGAAGCCACCATGTGATAGTTGAGCCGCTCAGCCACCCAGTCAGCCATATCAGGAGGACAGTCAGCCAAGATGGAGTCATATACAGTGTTCCGTAGGAAAACGCCAGTCCCACGAAACTCACGACGTAGACGAACGAACGCCCGAAGAACAATGTCACTAGACGTGGACTGTGGGAGGAACGCGAGGGCTTCATTTTGTACCTTGAACCAATTCTCTTCGGTGATGAGATGGAACCTGCGATGACGACCGAATGGCGTAACGAGATCGTGTCCTCCTCGGACGCGCTTCTTCACCCACTCCTGCCACTCGGCAATCTCAGGTATGGTAGCGAAGAAACGCTTCGCCATGAGATCCGCTTCATCGAACGGCATCCTGTACTCGGCAGCGATGGATCCTGCCTTCCGTCCGTAACCCAGACCATATACGAACGCCTTGACCCTGACACGAATGTCCTTCCAGAGTTCTGGATCCACTCGTTCCTTGGGTGGAAGATCCGGCCTAAGCTGGGGTGTGAGCTCATCGAAGAGGTCGCGCGTCGGGTCATTAAGGATGTCCCTGAAGTAGGTGTCTTGTGCAATCCACGACAAAGTACGGAGCTCTGCCTGCTTCATGTCTGCCTGAACGAAGACGTTGTGAGGCTGGAGCTTCTTGTGGTCACCAGGCTTGGGTACGAACTGCTTCTTGATCTTCTTCATGCGCGGAATGTTCAAGAGGTTCGGGTTGCGTCCTGCTGGACGTCCAGTGACTGTACCATGCAGTCGATACGAGGCGTGGATCTTTCCACGGAAGCGACGACGGCGAATGCCCTTGACGTAGGTGCCGTACATCTTGGCTGCCTTGCGATGCTGTAGGAGGAGATCGCAGAAGTTGTAGCGTACGTCCTCGTATGCCTTGTCTCCGTACTTGGAGATGATCTGTTCCTTGATCCTCGTCATGGTGTCTTCATCGGTGCTTTCAAGGCGAAAGCCCCAATGGTTGTTCATGAGTCGCTTGACCTGCTGCGGTGAGTTCGGATTGAACCAGCTCTGCTTGGTCTCTGGATCGTCCCATCCCTCTTCGTTCAACAGGTTCTGAATCTGACCTCTGTACACTTCGAGGTCATCCTCGTAGCTGTCCATGAGCTGCTGGTTGTAGTTCCAGTCGACGTAGATGCCGTTCAGCTCTAGGTACTTCATCTCGTTGCTGACCTCGACAAGGAAGTCGTGCAGCGATCGGAGACTGACGAACTCGTACGGAATACTGTCGGGCCAGTCGCGAGGGTGTCCAACCTTCTCAAGTCGGTCCTCGTAGTACACCATCAGATCCCAAGTCACCTTGAGGTCGTAAGCGTTGTACTTGTAGAGGATCTCTCTCGGAATACGACCGTAGCCGTGGAAGTGCTCGAGACCCTCTCCAGCCTTGCCCTTGACGTACCTGTCAATGTCATGCTTCCAGTCGGGAGTACCGAGGATCTCGATTCCCTGCTGACCTAGATCATGAACTCCTGGTCGCTCGTCAAGTGCATAACTAGCGAACATAGTATCGAAGACACCTTCAAGTGCTCCGACGTGGGGAAACAGTCCAGCAAGGTCGAACATAAGGTTCTGGTTGACAAGGTCGCGCGCTCGGAGGGCGTCACCCAATGCCAACATAACCTCGGGGGACTGGAGAGCTCGTTCACCAACAACCAGTGCTCCCATGTCTGCGTCATAGAGTCCGACACAGAGTAGATCGTATCGATCAGGGTGGTCGCTGGCGGTGTCCTTATCAATGTCGACCTCAATGTCAACAACAAGACGTCCAGTTCTGCTTTGTACTTCCCGGAGAGCATCGATGGCTTCCAGAGGATCATCAACAACTCGCCATCTTGGTACTTCCCAATTCCCACCTACTGCTCCGATCTTTCCAATGTCACGAACAAGAGACGG